CGTACAGAATTGTCAGCAGATGGAGACGTCTCAGTACGAGTAAGTTATACCTTTTAAGTAAGGATAATAGGGCGGGAGGCTACAGGCCGTGAGGGTCAAACCTCCCCCGCCCGCAAAAAAAAAAAAATGAAAAAAAGCATGTACTTTTACCCCATTAATGCGTATATTAGGGGTATAACAATCAAGAAAGGAAGCACGCCATGCAAAACATAAACAAATACATAATATCAATAATCGCAGTTACAATGATTAATGGTTATGTTGCAGTTCATTTTATGAAGGAAAATAAACAAGTCTATCACGAATATTATACAGATTTATATTCTAAAAATGTAGAACTTCACCAGCAACTCGAAGAATTTTATTCGTATGGAATTAAAGTAGATGTAACAATGTATCAACCAGTATATCCACAAACAGATAGAACTCCAGATATTACAGCAGATGGTACCAAATTTAATATTGAGGAAGCATCTAGATATCGCTATGTTGCATTATCTCGAAATTTACTAAAACGATGGGGTGGACCATTCGATTACGGTGATTTCGTTTTGCTTAAAGGTACGCTAGAAAAAGATGGCGTTTACCAAGTTAGAGATACTATGAATGCTAAATGGGTAAATGTAGTGGATATTTTAGAATCTAAGGGTGTTAGACAATATAGGTTTAGCAACGTTGATTTATTTAAATTACCATGGACAAAAAAAGAGAAGGAGAATGCATGAAATTAAGTGCAATCGAGATCAGTGAAAATTGGTCTGAGTTACAGTCTATTGTAGATGAGTCCTTTACGGGCGATCGACTAGAAAAAATACGGTTATTACAGGAGCATTTTAAAAATCGTATGATGATTGCTCCGGCATCAGGAGTTAATTGGTTTCACAACGCGTTTCCAGGTGGATATGTTGCACACGTATTAAATGTTATTACATGGGCTAAGAAATATTATGGTTTGTTTGATGAGATGAATATGTATGTGGATGATTTATCTGATGAGACGGTAGTATTTTGTGCAATGTTTCACGATTTAGGAAAAGTCGGAAACTTAGAAAAGGATTACTATGTACCAAATCCGGATGGATGGAAAGCTAAAAAATATGGACGTCCGTACGATCATAATCCAGAATTAAATTATATGACCGTTACAGATAGAGCAATGTGGATTTTAAATCAGTTTGAAATTCCCATGTCTGAAACTGAATATATCGGTATTAGAATGGCTGATGGTTTGTATGCAGATGCTAACAAGCCGTATTTTCTTGAAGGAGTAGAGTGGAAAACTATAAAGACAAATATTGGTTTTATAATTCACTATGCTGATTCTTCTTCGGCCAGACAAGAAAAAGAAAAGTACATGTTTTCAGGAGAAGCACCAATAGATTTTCCTAAAATCATGAAAGGTGTAACTAAAGAAGATCCAGTATTGGAAAACCTGGATGTTGATAAATTGGAGGATTTGTTTAAATGATATTAGAGATAGTAGTATCTTGCGTTATAATTGTATTTGTAATATGCTCTTACATCATATTTAATTTGTACAATAAGGTAGATAATTTGGAACAATGGATAGATTCTACGTATATAAGAGTACAAGATGTATTGCAAGAAATGAGAAAAATAGATTCTACGGGACACTTCGAAGCTGATGACGAAGTTGGATCAACATTCAACATGTTACAAGAAACCATAAATTCATTAGATCAAATAGTGGAGGATCACAATGCCTAGAAAACCATCAAAAACTAGAATGTATTTTACAGAAGATACCGAAAATGCTATCGTTAAGTACAATGATTCTACTTCATCCAGAGAAAGAAATCTAATTTACAATGAACATTTAAGAAAACCATTTGAAAAATTAGTAGAAAACATAATTCATACGTTTAAGTTTTACTATTTTGACATACCGTTAAAAGATGTTAAACACGAAGTCATATCCTTTATGATTACTCGCTTAGACAAGTATCAGCAAGGTAAAGGAAAAGCATTTAGTTACTTTAGTGTAGTTGTTAAAAATTGGCTTATATGTCATAACAATGCAAATTATAAGAAATTAAAGACGCATGCAGATGTTTTAGATTTGAAACACAAAGATGTAAAGAAGGTAGTTTATTACGATAGCGAAGCAGAACGAGAAACGAAAAGATTGTTCTTTGATTCTATTGTAGAATATTGGGATAACAATGTAGATCAAGTTTTTAAAAAACAAAGAGATATAAATATCGCGTATTCTATTCTTGAATTGATGGCTAAAGTTGATACTATCGAAATATTCAATAAGAAAGCTTTGTACATTTTACTTCGTGAAATATCTGGTGCAAAAACACAGCATATAACAAAAGTATTGAATACGATGAAATCCCATTATGTTAACATGGAAAGTCAGTGGACAGATACGGGTTTCGTTAACACTACAGCATCTAGACGTATTTTTTAAGTACCTAGTATATTTATAGTCAAAGGAATGTTCTACAATGTCTGCTGACTATGAAATATTTAAAGGTACAACTCTCGCCGATATGTTTAAAAAAATCGACGAGAATTCCTCTCGCAATAAGATTCAAATAGAATCACTGATACAGGAATTGATGGTTTTCATCAAAGATCCCAACAGTGCGATCCAATTGTTTCCCATGATCAGTGATTATATGGAAGCCAACATTAGAAACGATGAGTTACTTGTAAAATTGTTGGCTGTTGTTCAACGTGTTATGCAAACAGAAGCCAAGGCTGGCGATGGAGATTACGGACTTTCTGAAGTTGAAAAGGATCAGATCATACGTAAACTTGAAGAGACTACTAAAGATATACAAAAGGAAGTAGACGATATTACACTTGGCATTCAGGAGTAAGTCATGAAAAAAAGCGCAGCGGGCGTTTTTCTTGATACCATCGGTAAAACCCCAGATATTGAACTGGGTGAAGGTATACCAAATGAAAAACGTGTACGTGATATAGTATTATCTATTATTGAATCGCTACAGACGGTATCGATACAAACTGTCTTAGCTGAAGTCGATGTAGTTATCTATAATGATGATGATTTGGGCGATGGAGACAATAAAATATCTCCTCTGTATGTAGGGTGTATTAAAGTTACACCATCTGTACCGTTTCCTATTTTACCAGTTGGAGGACCCGGTTGGATTTATCCACTAGACGCGAACATAAAATCTTATCCTATTACAGGCGAAATGGTGGCTATAGTAAATTATGGTGCTCAAACATTTTATTATTCTCCAACAAATGTTTTGAATTCAGTTAATCACAATTTAAGAGTGGGTATGACTGAACTTCCAACCAAGGGGAAATCAAATTTTGAAGCGGAAGCTTCTGCTTTTTTTGGAGCAGATGCCGGGGGTTATCAAATAACAGATTATCCAAGACCGGTTAAACAGTTTCCAGGTGATTGGGCCGTAAACGGTAGAAATGATCAATCTATTAGAATTGGTAAAACTGGTGGTTCTAAAGAGGATTCGGTAATAAAAATTAGAATAGCTGAAAATGAAACTGAAGGGGAAAATACTAATCTACCATTAGAAGAAAATCCAAATGAAGATCAAGCATCTATTTATTTAACTAGAAATGAAACAGTTAGTTTAAATGTAGTTCCTAATGCAGGAGCTGAAGTGACACCAAAGGAATTTACTGGCGCTCAGGTTTTAGTTGATTCTGATAGTTTGACCTTTAATTCTAAGGACGGTGACGTCAATATTTATTCTGCAAACAGATTTAATTTTGTATCTAAAAATAATGCAAATTTAGTAGGATCAAATGTAACCATTGGAGATGTTGGAATACCATTAAAGGGACAACTCTCTCCAGATGGAGATAATACAAATTTACAACATGCAGTTTTGGGTGAAAATTTAGTAGAGTTCCTTACTCAGCTGTGTGATCAGTTGGTAAAATTTGGAAATCAGTGTGCGGGTGCAACAGGTATTGGAAATTTAGGTATTGCGGTTCCTATTCCTAAAGTGATGGGTGGCGGTATTGGTCTTTCAACTTGGTGTCAAGAACAATCTGCTGGTAAGGGTAAAACTTTAAAAAATAAATTATTAAGTGCGAATGTAGCAATTTCTAGGATTGCTAAACAGGATTTGTAACGTGGCCGAATTATACTGTAAGCATATAACATCTGCAAAAAGATTTTTACCAGCCGGCTCAGATCTTTTATTAGGAGATCAGATAACTGATGGATCTGCAATAAAGAGTGGTACCGGTGAAGGTTCTGCACAAACAGATGCTGAACTTTTGAAGGATCAAGTTGCAGCCGACATTTACGGGTTAGATCCATCAATGGTTGATTTGTTTAATAGAAATTCAGTTTTAGGACCCGGCGATTTTGTTACTGAAGGTGGATTTGAAGCTGGACCAAATGGTGCAGAAGTAATTCATTCTGGTTATGGGGGAGAAGCTAGGTCTTTTGCTCCTGGAACTAATTTGAAAGAGGGGGATTTGGTTGTAAACGGACGGGTCGTAGGTCCAAATGGAGAACAATTAGAGGCTCCATTATCTATAGATGGAGATGGATATTCTGTTGGCGATGAAGGTGCTGTAGTTTCTCCAGGAGGAGCGACCGATGACGAAGCGTACTGTAGTTTACAAGAACTAGCTGGGAAACCAGCAGGTAGTAGCTTTTTAGACGATCTATTCGCAGATATAGATTTGGATTTAGAAATTCCAGGATTGGATTTTTCGTGGTGGGTTAAAGTTCAAGAAAAAATAAACGAGCTATCAGCATTACAGTCTAAGTTTTTAGCTAAGACTCAAAATTTAGTTTCGTTGGTCGAGTTAGATCCAGAAAAAGTGTGTCAGTATGTTCCTGATGTAAGTGCGCTGATAGCGCTTTTACAAAAGGTTCAACAAACTATAAGAAAGATAGAAAAAATATTTAAACAAATTTCTAAAATTTTAAAAAAGATTAAGAAAGCTATTAAATTTATTAAGTGGTTGTTTGCACCGATTAGATTAGTAGAAGCGTTCTTATTCTTACTTCAGATAGTGAATGGATTAGTAGATATGTTAGAACAAGCAGCTAAAAACTTAACAGATACTAGTAAATTAATTCCTCAGTTAATAGCTTTATTGCAGAAACTTTTAGCTCAGTGTATGGCTCAACGAGGTGCAGAAGCTGGACTTAGTCAAGAACAGTGTGAAGCAGTTGGTGGAGTTTACGTAGATAGACGATTGGGAGATTTAGGAGATGCAGGCTCAGGAGGTCAATTGGGTGGGGACTTGGGTCTTGGAGATTTAGGTTTAGGTTTAGACGATGATGATAGAGATTTAGCATACATGAAACCTGGAACGGATTTAAATGCAGGAGATTACTTATCTGATGGATCGGCTGTGGGTCCGGACGGTTCAATATACGAAGCTCCATTTACTATTCCAGATCCTGGAGATGGTTTTCAAACTGGAGCAAACGGTGCAACGGGTGAATCTGATAATGCTATAATGTCAGAAGAAGAATTGAATGCGCTAATAGATTCTCAGATACTAGATTTAAGTCAATGTATGACCGCATTAGATGATATATCAAAAACAAGATCATTTGGTTAGTATATAATATAAACAGAGGTAACAAAATGAAACAGTCTACAATGAATGCTCTAAAGAGTGTAATAAAAAAGATGATTAAGGAAGAAGTAAAAAATCAACTTAATCAAATTGAAAATGAACAGCATGAAGAACCAGCAGATGATGCAGATTGGTATCAGGGTCCAGATGAACATCATGAGGTAGTAAAGTATGCTGATGATCCTGTTTTAAACAAGATTTTAAATGAAACTAAGGGTGGAATTCAAGGAGATACCGGAATGGAACCCTATCCAACAATGACTGGTGGTGTTACGGATACTCAAGAGAAATTTTTTCAACAAACTGGAAAGGCTCCAATTGGAAACATAGGGTCTCAGGCTGATATGCCTAATTTTATGAAGAAGGCCATGAGCGGACATTATAAAGAAGTCATTGACAAAGTAGAGGAAACACGTGGCACTAGAACTAAATAGATTGATACAGAATCTTGCGAATTTAAAAAATAAAGAAACCGCTAAGAACAAGTTTCTTAAGACAAAACCTAAAATTCAAGAAATGAAACAGAATGTGGAGAAAGCTAGAGAAGAAGCTGCAGCTTTTCACGATTATGTTCAAGCTGCCGAAGTTCAAATGGGTGGACCAGGAGGAGCAGGAACACTTCCTCCGTTTGAATTAGATTCGTTTAAACCGTTAATGGATATGTTAGTAGATGTATTTACCGGAAGTAAAACTCAACCGGAAAAATTAAGTTTAGTTGCGGCGTTGCAGGATAAGCTGGAAATAGGTATTGCGGTAACAAATGCAGGTCAACGGTATTTAACTACAAGAGCACGTGCTTTAGAAATTGGGGCTACGTTTCAGCCAATGAACAATTCACTGGCAGCATCGTTATCTCAAGGCGGAGGTACTATTAAATAATGGCACTAAACAATCCAAGAACATCATCTACTAGACTTAGAGATTCTGATCCAGATTCTAAGATAGGGGTTGTATTGCCTATTCGTTCTGGACAGGGGGGATTTTTTAAACAATCATCTACGCTAATAGAACAGACTTTAAGTAATATGAAAAACTTACTTTTAACAGTAAAGGGTGAAAGACTTGGACAACCAACGTTTGGAAGCAATATTTATAATATATTATTTGAAAATTTTGATGTTGGATTTACGAAGAAGTTAGAAGATTCAATTAAGGAGTCCGTTGCTATATGGCTTCCACATGTATTGATAAACAATTTAATAGTGAAGGCATCTCCCGATACGAACACAGTTAATATTTCTGTTGGGTTTTCTATAATCACGGATCCGAATGCTACAGAATCGTTAACGTTAAATTTAAGAAGGGCTATATAACGTGGCAAGTACAAAGGTAAAACCAAAGCAAGTAAATTACTTAAACAAGAATTTTACTGGGTTTAAGTCTGATTTGGTTGAGTATGCAAAAACTTATTTTCCTCAATCGTATGCGGATTTTAATGAAGCATCTCCAGGAATGATGTTTATTGAAATGGCATCTTACGTTGGAGATGTACTGTCATTTTATTTGGATGAACAGTTTAGAGAATCATTATTGGTGTATGCCGAAGAAAGAAAAACAATATTTGATATAGCTCAGTCTTATGGCTACAAACCTACTATGTCTACTCCATCTACGGCTACTTTAGATGTTTTTCAAACTGTTCCAGCAAGCGTTGTTGGAGATTCTGTGACTCCTAATTATGATTACGGATATAGGATTAAAGAAGGTTCAAGAGTAGAAAGTTCTCAGTATGGGAAAACATTTAGAACTTTAGACGAAGTAAATTTTCAACATTCAAGTTCTATGGATCCTACAACTGTATCTATTTATGAAATTGATGATGATAATATTCCATCAAAGTATCTTCTTAAAAAACAAGTCAAAGCTGTTAGCGGAACAATTGAAACGGAAATATTTACTTTTGGACAAGCTGTATCTTATGATATGGTTACTCTTGGAAATAAAAATGTTTTGGAAGTTATTTCTGTTACGGATGGTGATAGTAATAAATGGTACGAAGTAGAATCATTAGCACAAGATTTGATATACGATAATGTACCAAATACGGCTGAGTTCGATCCAAATTTAGCTGCGTATAATGATACTACTCCGTATATTATGAAAGTAACTAGAACTCAAAATAGATTTAAAACTCGTGTAACCGTTGATGGTAAATTACAACTTAGATTTGGATCTGGAACGGCGTCAGGAGCCGATGAAGAAATAATACCAAATCCATCAACAGTTGGAAATAATTTCTCAAATACTAATTTTTTAAATTCCAATGGTGCATTGGATCCAGCAAATTTTTTAAACACGGCCGTTTACGGTAAAGCACCTTCTAATACATCATTAACCGTTGAGTATTCTTATGGAGGTGGAGTAGAATCAAACGTTCCTGCTAATTCTATAACGAGTAAACGGTCTTTGAACTTATCAATCAATTCTTCAGGATTAGATACTGGTTTGTTATCTGATAGCGAATTATCGATTGCATTTAATAATCCTGTTCCAGCTACTGGTGGAAGAGGAGAAGAAACGCTTAACGAAGTTAAAGAAAATACTAGACAATATTTTCAAGCTCAAAACAGAGCTGTATCAAAGGAGGATTATGCAACTAGAATTTACAATCTTCCGGCGAAGTATGGTAACGTTCAAAAGATTTATATTACACAGGATGATCAGCTTAATAAGGGAGAAGGTGTGATTCAAGAAGAAATGATAACGATTGATACAGTTATAGATGCGGGTGGAGAAATTCCTCTTAGTGCTTTACAAACTAGAATGCCTAATCCGTTAGCATTAAATTTTCATGTACTTGGATACGATCATGATAAAAAGTTGGTTAAAGTTAATCAAGCAACCAAAAAGAATGTTCAAACGTATTTGGGTCCTTACAGAATTTTAACGGATGCAGTTAATATTAAAGACGGGTATATTATTAATATTGGAGTTCGCTTTGCATTGTATGCTAAGAAGGGTTACAATAAACAAGAATTGATATTAAAGTGTATACAAAAAGTTAAAGATTATTTTGATGTTGATAAGTGGCAAATTAATCAGCCAATAATATTAGCTGATATTGCGTATGAAATATCATTGGTGGAAGGAATAAACAATGTAATACCTCCTGTTAACAACAATCCTAATCAGCAGATAGTTGTAATTGAAAATAAATTTAAGGTAGCCAACGGATATTCTGGAAATATTTACGATATTCAAGCCGCTACAAAAAATGGAATTGTTTATCCATCATTAGATCCGGCTATATTTGAAGTAAAGTTTCCAGATGCAGATATTATTGGTAAGGTATTGGGAGATTATTAATGGCTCATTATTTTGTTTTTGCCGATAAGGATGCTACACTCGAAATGGGTTCCGATGTATACGATACAGCTAGTGCTAAGAATACCGGAATGGACGAAATTCTTGAAGTTGGAAAAGCGTTTAAAGCCAATAGCAATGTAGATATCGGTTCAACATCTAGAACTGTAATATCTTTTCCGACTACTGTTATATCACAGTCTGTAGCAGATGGAACATTTCCAGCTGGAACAACATACTATTTAAATTTGTATGATGCGGGTTCTGTTTCTTTAAATAGGGATCAAACATTGTATGCTTATACGATATCTCAAAGTTGGTCAGAAGGAGATGGTAAGAAGAGCGATCTTCCAAATACTACAAACGGTGTAAGTTGGAGATACAGAACAGAAGTAACATCATCCGAGTGGAATGCAAGTACTATTCACTGGGGTGCTACGTATTTTAGTGGATCGTTAGACACGGCTTCTCAGTCGTTTAATAAAGACGAACCCACGGATATGAGAATGAACGTTACGTCTATCGTTAATAATTGGATAAGTGGTGGAATTGATAATGAAGGATTTTTAATAAGACGATCTTCCGATGATGAAACTAGTCTTGATAAAGTTGGTATGTTTAAGTTTTTCTCGTCTGATACGCACACAGTATTCAGACCAAGATTAGAAGTTGTTTGGGATGATACCGTATGGACTACGGGTTCTCTGTCTCCTTTGACTTCGGATAATCTTGATAAGTTAGCAGTTTACATGGAAAACTTTAGACCTGAATACAAGTTAGGAAGTTTATCTAAAATCCGGATTAAGGGTAGAGAACAATTTCCTGGAAGAACGTTTGCTACTTCATCTGTTTATAGAGATGTAAAATATATGCCAAGTGCATCTTCTTGTTATTCTGTTGTGGATTCTAAAACTGCAGATACCATTATTCCATTTGGCAGCGGATCAAAATTAAGTTGTGATACGTCCGGTAATTATTTTACACTTAGAACACAGGGCTTGGAACCAGAAAGATTTTATAAAATACTATTTCGTGTTGAAACCGGTAGTGGCGTTAATAAGATTGTTAATTTTTATGACAACGATGATTCATTTAAGGTGGTAAGATAATGCCGTACGACGAACAAGAATTACAAAGCAATGAACATTATACTTCTTTAAAAACTAGAGATGAGATCGCATACACTCAAGAATTTATAAGCACACGGGATAAGTGGTCTAATCGAGGAGGTCAGTATTGGGATTCATTGAGAAACAAAGAGGATGTTATTCAATTATATGAAGATCCTCAGACTGGAAATTCCCACGATTCGCAGACACAGTCTTTACGGATTTGGATTTATCAAAGACGATATAGAACAAATGCTGCAACCAAGGATATATTAGATAGACAATTTAAGGAATTCTAATGCCTAATCAAAAAACAAGACGGACTAGGGCAATCCCAGATAAGTTGTATGATTTAATTACTCTACCAGATGGAAGAGATTATACTACATTTAGGGATACTGCTTTTTACCCCCAATTTTCGGGTGCTAGTTACGATTCGTTTAAGTGGCCTGATTTACCTTACGGCGTAAATCCAAATGATATAATCAAAGTAAATGTTTACGGCAACAGTGGTGGATTAATAGCTACTAGTTATTTAACTCACGAACAGATTCAATCGTTTATTGGATCTGATATACCGGAACAACCGGCTGTTGTAGCTATAAATCCAGGAGATATTTTACGGGGGTTGGGGTTTCGTCGAGGTCGATTTCAAGTAACATTTGATTTTCTAAGGGTACAAGCTGGTAGTCCATTTCCATTATTGGTTAATAAAGATGAAAAGATTTATAAAGGTTCGTTTGAAACCGATCAAGAAGACGGTTATGTTTATGCATCAGAAGATCATGCTGATTCTAATACAGTAAGTGGTGCTAAATTATATGTAAAAGAAAACAAGTTTATAATACAGGATATTTCTTCGGATAGAACTGAACTTATTATTTCTCCTGCGTACATAAATGATGAAGATTATTTAGAAGGTTTTAGATTAGCTGCCTTTAATTGTTTGAATTGGTTTCCACCTGAGGGAATGACAGTTCAGTTTGATGGTGCAGAGTCTCAATATTTACTTTTCAATACAGAAGAAGATTTACCTAGTTCTTTTGTTAATGGAACCATAAGAATTAATAATGCTTACTTTGCAGGTAAAAGAATTATTCCTGAAGAACGAGAAATTTTAGAAGTTGAACCCGATGTTGAAATAGAAACTCAAAGACCCAACTTAATGGAGGATAAAACATTAGATAGCTTGTACGGGTGGAGTACTCACGGGGTTTGGCCTAATGCTGACGGTGTTATATCCAATAATTCTGCCCCCAATAACAGAGCTATGCAACTGGAATCAGTTGTAGAACCGAATCCAGCTGGCCAATTAGCGGTTAAGATAGAACTTTATAATCCTATTAACGTTACTGGTGGGTATTTGGAAGAAGTGGGTAGAACTATTGGTACCATGATTAACGTTAACAATTCGTTTCATGCAGCTGGACACCAGTTATCTATGGATATCGAAGGATTGACTATGACGGCAAGTGTATGGGTTAAAGCTCCGGATGGAAGTAAAATTAGATTAATGGCTCATTCCGGAGCATGGGGTATAACCGGAAATACTAAGTATAGTCCAATAGAATTTGCAACGGGTGAATGGCAACGATTGATTCTTCCATTTTACTTACTCAATACTAACGATAATAGGATTCAAATTCGTATAATGTGGGATCCTAGGAATGCCGGAATTGATCCTACTTCGGCTTCTTCTATGGGTGAATATATGTTGGCAGCTGGATGTCAGTTAGAACAGGGATCGACAGCTACAAAATTTAAACGAAATTCAACTTTGCAACACGAGGAAACGACAGAAGTAGCCATCAATAATATACTAAAATTTGATGATCCGGACGGTCAGCTGATATCGTGTAACTTTGCAGACGGTGAAGAAAGATTTAATGAAAGAATGATTGGTGGTGTATTGAAAGTAACAGATGCAATAGCTATTGATGATTTATCTCAAGCAGCTTCTTATTCCGATGCAGAGTTAGAAAACGTTTACACGTGGGATCTTCAAGAGGCTGATGGTCCTGAAGGTCAACCCGGAGGATTAGCCACCGCGTGGACGTGGGATGAGGCATTACACAGTCAAGCTGTAAGAGTAACAACACCAAGTGGGAAAAGAATGTGGCAAGATGGTTTTCACAGTTGGGATGCAGAACAAAGATACTATCATTCCGGAACCGTAAATATTGGTTATCATGCCCATTGGAGAAGTGGTAAGGGCGTAGACGGTGGAGTAGCGATGTACTTTCCCGATTTGAATCATCAAGATTTTATTATTGGACCCATGCGGGAAAAAGCATTTGAGGCTTGGTCGGATCCTAGTAAAGGATATTACGTAAAAAATAATAATGCAGATCCAAGAATAGATGGAAACGTACATTTGGCCGAAGGATGGAAACATAGGGGAATGTTCTTTGCTACGTCGCACAACGGTAGTACTATGGGATCGTTAGCTTCGTGGGGCGTTAAAGTCGGAGATACCGTAAGAGTTAGTTGGATGCAAAAATCGGCGCCACTAGATTACGCCAACGGTAGAAGAAAGGGAGCCAGTGTTGGCCTTCGCCATTATTTTTTAGAAGAGTATACCCCACCGGCAGATCCCATTGTAACCGATACAGAAGTAGAAGCCGAAGATGCACGAATGTCTGACATGGCCGACCCATTCAATGGAGGGAGTTCGTTTAACACTGCCAACGATTATTTTGATCCAGATAACGAGGCTAATGTTAAACCAGGTTTAAACCCCAAAGATTTAGGAGTGGATCCGGATTATTACGCGGGTCCACAACCAGATGAGTATCCACTGTCAAAACCGAGTAGTTTAAGTTCGATATTCGAAACTGGACAAAAGGACAGTAGTGGGTATTGGTATATTCACGAAACAAAGCCTCCTACTAACTCGGGAAAGAGTGGTACTCGCAGTTGGAAACCAAACTGGGAAGTCGGTGGTTCTGGAAGCAGAGTCGAGCCTCCAGTAGATTTTGAATACAATGAAAGCGCTAATATATGGGAGTACACGGGTGCATCGATAAATCTAGCGGTCGGAGCTCAATCTCCTGGAAAAATTAGTAAAGTGATTACGGGTGTAAGAGGGGATATAGACTCGAGTGCATTTGGCTGGACGTGGGACGGTAACGATTGGATATCGAACTATGTGGGAGGCGGTGGAATTTTTAGAAGCCTAAATAGCGAAGGAAAGTTAATTCCAAGACAGGATTTCCCATCTAGAACAGAACTAGAAATACCTGGAAAAAACATATCCGCCGACGAGGTGTTCGAGTGGCTCGGTGATGCATGGAGTGTAGTTCAAGGATTTAATGCGGAACCTGGAGATGATGGTAATATAGTTATTAAAACTGCGACGTGGAGATTAGAATCTTTAGATTCAGGACCTCAAGCTCGTCAGTACATTCAGTGTCAAGATTATAACGAGTGGGAGTCTGCTGCATTTGAATTTGTAGTTCCGGAACAGTGGAGTCTACTGGATCCATTTTGGATTTACGTATACGGTCATTACGGTCACTTTGGAACTTTATACGTGGATCAGGTTAAATTAGACATAATAATGACATCCGATCTAAGGGTAAGAATAGATGATACGGCCGTACTGTCTCCATTAGAATTAATGATAGAGGACGTTGTAGATAGCAACACTGTAAGAGTTACTCAAACGTATGATGAAGCTGCAGATCAACAAGGAAGTGTATTGTCCAATTTTCTAGTGAATAAGTACAGTGAATTTGATAAAGGATTTTCTGTTGATTATATTTCTATTCCATCTGGTTCTGAAGATATTAATGTACGATTTGAAGGAAAAATTTTAGACGTAATAAACGATGATCCTCAAGCAAAGAAGGTATACGTAGAAAAATCTTATCAAGAGTTTGGTGATGAGATAGGAGCCGTTATGACTGGAGAAGATGCTATTAGTATAGCTGATCCATTCGAAACTTATTTTATCCGATATTTGTTAAAAGATCCTGATAATTTATACACGTATCTTATAACGGGTGATGATACTAAATCACTAATAACGAATTTCAAACCCGTTAACACTCAAGAGTATCCTGGAAGTATAGCGTACAAACTATTAGAACCACTAGATCCGGATCTTGAAAAGTTAGATATGGTTTATATAGCCAATGAGGTTACTCCATCGTTGAAAGAAACGATTAATTTAGTTCCGTTTATAGACGAAAAAATTCCAGATACCGTTTTAAGATTGCCCAAGTTCGACGATTTAGATTCACCAATACGAGATCGTGAAACATCATATCTTTCTCACACTGATTTGGTAGGAGCCGGTGTAGCTGTTAGAGAACAACTTGAAGATAAAGTTCTTAGCGGAAGTTTGGAAGATGTAACTATAAATGTAGATTATAATCAATTTTCAAATTTTATACATTTTGGTTCTGCAGAAAAAAGAATTAAAAATTTCAAATATAAATTGAGTTTAATTGAGACGTATACTAATAATAGTGCATCTTTAAGCGGAAATCTATTAACTGGTTCTGGATATTTGGGTAGTGCCACCGGATCTGATGTTAGTGCATCATCTGTAGATATTGCCAAATGGGAAATGTCTAAACGTCAGACTATAAATGAATTTGATGATTTTGAAAACTACATGTATTTTAAAAGTTCGTCATACGTGACTAGTTCCAATGGAGAATTTTATTCTAATGCATCTCCCAAATATTCAGGAGCTGGAACTCTTATTAATCCGTATGTTAACGAATCAGTTACTAGTTCGGCATTTATTACATGGTTTGATAATCAAATTGTTACTGCTTCAATTTATGACAGGAGAAATGTTAATAGACTTGTAAATTTATTACCGGAACACATAACGTATGATCAAGAAAATAATGAATTTGTTCTTTTTATGGATATGATGGGTCATCATTATGATAATATATGGACTCATATAAAGGCATTATCAGATATGCACGATAGATCTGAAGATGTTACTAAGGGTATTTCGCAAGCATTAGTAGAACCAGTTGCAAAATCATTGGGTTTTGATCTGAAAGAGGGAAGAGATCTGGTTAGATTACCCCAATATCATTTAGGATTACAAGAATCTGGATCTAATACTAACATTTATAATATCAGATTTACTAAAAGATCTCAGAAAGATGTTACACGAGAAATATGGAATAGAATTTTAGCAACAATGCCGTACATGTTAAAATCAAAGGGAACTAAACAGTCATTGAAAGCATTGATTGCTGCTTACGGTATTCCAACGTCTATACTTAGGATACAAGAATACGGTGGACCTAAAATTTCTGGAGCTCCGGATTTTGAAATAAAACAGCGATTTACTAAAGCTGTAGATTTTCATGGATCTCAATACATTAAAGCTCCGTGGTATGATACGAGTTTTGAAAGATCTCCTGATACTTTAGAATTTAGATTTAAATCTAAACAGGAAGTTGATCAATTACTTGCAACTAAAATAGATTCTAATAATAAAATTGAAGCCGCAGTTTATCTTACAAATGTTGCCGGAGTTGATAGTAGGGGAGATGTAAAGTTCGTTCTCAGTGGAAGTACGAATCAAACAGCAACGATATCAAATCAACCCGTTTATAACGGTGAATTCTGGTCAGTAATGGTTAAACGAAGAACTGCATCAATATCAAGTAGTTACGCCGATCAGAGTATTACAAGCAATTATAATCCTACTACCCAAAGTTTTGATATGTTTTTAGGATATTATGATTCAGGAATAGATGATGTAATTGTTAGAGCGTCTGCTAGTATGGATATTTCTGGAAGTGCAGGTAGTGGATTATTACAACATTGGAATGTAACGAGTAGTGTAGCTGGAGATAATGAATGGTACATTGGTGGAAAGTTTGATGATGCCAGTAAAGGTCAACAGTTTTCTGGATCAATGATGGAATGGAGATATTGGGGAACTCCGCTATCTGAGTCCGCTTTTTACAATCATGTTGCTGCTCCTAAAGCAGTTAATGGAAACAATCCAAGTTCTTCATATTATGATATGAGTTTAAGATTTTCTATGGATGATAATTTAAATTTACATTCTAGTCAAAATCCATACGGAATACGGGATTATTCTTTAACAGACGGTCAGTTGTTTGCTTCGGCATCGGGATTTGATAATGAAATTAATTTTAGTAATGTGTTAGATAGACAAAAAGCATTTGTACCAAATATTGGAATAGGTAAAAAATCAAATAAGATTAGAATTGAAAATTCAGTTTTAAAAACTCCAGACGGAGCTGCTGCAACATTAAGTCCGAATGAGAGAGTAGAAGTTAGTTCCTACGATTTAGCGTCTAACGATTCGGCTAAGTTGGGAATATTTTTTGCCCCATCTGATGTTATAAATGAAGATATTATTTTATCGGTAGCAGATTTAGATTACGGATCTTATCTGGGTGATCCAAGAGATATTTATGAAGATTCATACGTATATGGTCGATTCAATAGAATAGCCGATACGTATTGGCAAAAGTGGACTACTACGCAGGGTTTTTGGGATTATATTAAATTAATAAAATATTATGATTTAAGTTTGTTCGATCATCTTAGAAAATTATCTCCTGGTAGAGCTAAGAAAAACTTAGGTTTATTGATAGAGCCAACTATTTTAGAAAGATCAAAGGTAGTAATAGGCGCACCACCAACAGTAGAAGATTTAAGAAAAGAGGCATTGTATGATCTAACTGTTCTTGCAAAGCCGTCTTCATCTAGGGAATATTCTAGGGGAATTTTAAAATCCGGATTCGAAACGTCGGCGACTGCGTCTAACGAGTTAGAAAAGCAAATTCAAATAGATCAGTATGCAAATATTCGGGTGAGTGGATCTAAAGAATTTAGGTCTGGTACGCTTTCTGATTTTGTTTTTGATGTAAGCGGAAGTAATGTTCTACTTAGAACTGCAGTAACTTCAAGTGTTAATGAAAAACTTGTTTCCGATAGAATTGATTACGAAACCGTATCGTCTTCTGGTTTTCAATATGGTGGTGGTTCTTTGAGATCATTCGGAGATATTAATATTGATTTTGAAGATAGAGATTACACAACAGCTAGTGTTTCTACATACGGGGGTGATAATATCTTTT